ATTAGGTGTCCAGTTGTTACCGTTGCCGGATGAGTCCTTTCCTAAAGTCGCAGCAGTAGTGTTGGAGTTGTCTGCAAACTTGAGATAAAAACCGTTAGTGCCGTATGCGCCTGAGTAGGCTTTAGGCTTCCATACACCAGTTGCGGAATCTGTTTCACCAAATGAGGATGGTGTTAGGGCTTGACCGTCAATGAAGTTGATTTCGGTGAGGTAGCCGTCAAAGTATAGACTACTCCATGAAAATTTACCAATGGCGTGGGCTACAGTATTTCCAAACTCAAACACATCTGCTGATGTTATTTCAGTAACAACAGACATCGAATATTGAACATTATTAACCCACACTTTTACTCTATTGGTAATTGTTTCGTTAGAGTTTCCCTGAACTACCAAATGACACCACGCAGAAGGGTCTCTCAATACTGCCAAAGTAGAATAACGAACTGCACCATCATGTAAAAGTTCTACTTTTAACGCACCAACACCATCAGCGGTAGTGATTTGTGTATATTGCGCAGAACTTGGGCCAGCGCCAAACAAAGGCAGTCGAAGTGTTACTCCGCTATCTGTTAAACTACCTCTCTTTAACCAGCAAGAAAATGTAAACCTAGTTCTATCTGATGAAACACTTGCGGGAGTCCTGTTCAGATACGCCGAGTCTGCGCTATTGAACCTGAGTGAGCGTTCAATCTGATAGCCGCCAAGGGCAGAGCCGATTCCAGTAGGTAGAACAGACATTAAGCTAACGCTCCAGAGTTAACTACATAGACGTTAGTACCATCTGAGAAGTAACTAAGCAGATATGTGCCAGTAGCACTAATGGTTGTAAGCGCACCAGTGGCTACCTTGGTATTAGCATGAGCAGATACTGTGTAGTTAGATCCATTGACTAGCAAGATAAACCCAGACTGACCTGCAGTAATATTGGTAAAGGTCAAAGTAAAAGCACCAGTAGGAGTACACTTGAAGTTGTTGGTGACGTTCATGTCAAACGAACCGTCATTGTCCGTAGTGACAGTACCACGCTGTGAGGCTGAGAAGGTCTGTGCAGAAGCAGTTTCAGCAAAACCAGTTAAACCAGTTAGCGTGTCTGCTGATTGAAGTTCCTGAACAGTAGTGCCGTTTAGTACTAAAGGATACCTAGTTGCCATGTTTTATCCTATACAATAGATACTTGAATTGTTGAGCCTGCTCGATTAGTAACAGGAAGATAGCCGTTTGCTAGAGACACATCAGTGGTTGTACCAGCACGAACTAGAATCTGTAACTTTGTTGGTATAGTAGACCAAGAAGCAGCAGAACCATTAGTAGATAAATACTTACCGCTATTACCAGTTTGACTTGGTAAGGCATCTACGTTGCCCCAAGTAACATCGTAGTTAGTATTAGAGTTTTTGATTAAAGCCTGACCAGTTGTACCGCCAGTAACAATACCTACTCCAGCAGGAATAGTAAAGTCAAATACTGCTGCAGAACTGCTACCTGAGTTTGTTACAGAAGCACTAGAGCCGGGAGATCCTGTAGTTGTAGTACCTACAGCAATCGTTGCAGCAGCTCCTGCAGCTCCTGTAGAGCCAGTTGCTCCTGTAGCACCAGTTTGTCCTGCTGGGATACTGAAGTCAAAGACAGCGGCAGAGCTAGTACCTGAGTTAGTAATCGTTGCTGAGGAACCGGGAGCACCTGTAGATACTGTTCCTACTGCAATCGTAGCAGCGGCCCCTGTAGCACCTGTGGAGCCTGTTGCTCCAGTAGCTCCAGTGGACCCTGTAGCACCAGTAGCACCTGTAGGAATCCCAAGGCTTAGAGCAAAGGTAGCATTGTTGTATGAGGATGTAGCAGAAGATCCGGGACTTAATGTAGTAACTCCTACACTAAACCCGTTAGCCATGTTGATAGAAGCAGTAGAGGCAGCCTGTGCAGCAGTCTCTGCAGCCTCTGCATTAGTCTCTGCTAACTCTGCAGCTTGTTGAGCAGCTAAGGCAGCGGCAGCAGAAGCAGTTGCAGCCGCAGCAGCAGCTATAGCGCCTGTAGAATCATTCTCAGCGGCATCAGCACTATCAGCAGCGTCAGCGGCCCTGTCAGCAGCTAGAGAAGCGTACTGTAGAGCTAGTGCAGCAGCATTAGCTGCATCTGCTGTAGCATCACCGGGACCACCGGGACCACGATAAATAGCCAAGGTTTATTCTCCGTGAAGTTTGCTTAAACAGACAGTATCTGCTTAAGAAAACTCCCCAGCCCTTGTGAGGCTGAGGAGAGCCACTAGCTTATAAAGCTTTAGGCTGGAACTGCGAGAGCAACAGCAGAGCCATCACGAAGCTCAGCGACACCGTAAAGCATATCGCTGGTGAACAGAGTACCAAGATACTCTTGCTTGTACTGGGTCTGTGAGCGAACACCCATCTGCTCTGCCAACACAAATGCATCTTTGTGAGCCAACAAGCAGATACGGTCTGTGCCAGAAGTACCAGCAGCAGTGTCAGCGTTGGTGCTTACAAATACCTTAACACCAAACACGTCACCGATTTGACCATTACGGATTGTGTTGCCGTTGCCTTGCTCACCTACGAAAGCCTGCTCAGTAAACCGAGCGATGCTCATCAAGGTGTTACGGCTCGAAGGAGGAACAATAAGGAAACGATCCGTCATCGGAACGTCTTGGTCATCAAGACGCTGGATAGAACGGCGAATACCTGCCTCACCAAGAGCAGCAGCGTTAGACGTGCTAGAGTTGTACACCGTTGCGCCAGTCGAACCAATGAATGCATTCGTGCTAGCAGCAGCAGTAGCGTAGTCACTCGTACCAGCTACACCACCATTGGCAGTACGACCAAGCTGAACCAAGTCAGTATCAACCTGCTTAGCCAAGGCGTAGCCAGCATCATCCGTGTAGAAACGACGAAGTGAAGACAGGGCCTGTGTCTCGACAATATCTTCAATCAAACGGCTGTACTCATAATGCTTGTTGATAAGAACCTGAACTTCAGTCTCAGTTGCAGCAATCAGCGTTACCTGAGTTGAAGCAGCCTTAGCCGAAGCAGAGCCACGAGTGGGTTTAGGAATGTGAAGCGTATCGCCCTTCTTGCCTTTGAAAGACATTTTAGAGAATAGGTTAGCAGCAACCAAGTTCTTCTTATAAGCAGCGATGATTTCATCAGACCAAATCTCAGGGATAAATTTATCCGCTGTTGTTTTTGTTACGTGATCAGTACCAAGAGCCATTTTAAATCTCCTAAATGATTAAGTTATTTAACTCGACCCTGAGCGTATGCAGCCATAATTTCATCTTGTAGCTGATAATAACGGTCTGGGTCTTCCAGTTGTAAACGGATTAGATCCGCTCTTCGATAGACCTTTGCAGAAGTAGCACCAGTATTAGAACCAACATCCACTGTAGCTGACTTGACTGCTGCTTTCTGTGCCGCTTTAATCTCTGGCGCAGGAGCAGAAGCAGGCTTAGGTTTAACATAGTTCCAACTTGTCAATAGCTCAGAGGCTGAATCAAAATCAAAGTCTGCATCAGCCGCAGCATACAACCGCATACGAACTGGTGAGGCTTTGATCCACTCCGCAAAGGAAGGATCAGCTACTGTCTGCTGAAAGTCAGGAAACTCCTGTTGTAACTTTGTCAGCGTTTGCTGCTGTTTCAATAACAAAGATTGTTGCTTTGCTTCTTGAATAGCAGGATGTGATTCTACTGCTCGGCTTACTGCCTTCTTTGGATCTTCAAAGAAATCGATCTCGTCTTCTTTTGTGACCTCAACTTCTTTCTTAGTATCGAGTTGTCGCTTGATAAGTTCATCTGCAAGCTTACGTACTTCACCAACTTCTTGAGCCTGTCTACCAATTAGCTTCTCAGCCTCTTGGTGCATCTTGATAATCTCATCAAGACTCTTGCCCTTGTACTTGGTGGGAAGACTTTCCTCTGCAGGAGCAGCTTCCTGTACGGTTTCAACTTGAGGTTCTTCAGCTACTTGCTGAGTCTCTTGCTGAGTAATATCACTTGCTTCAAATAACTCTTCTTGCGTTTCGGTAAAAGTTGCAGCCACATTATCCTCCTGTCCACAACGGATTCTAGGAACTTTAAAATGTCACTTGGAATCAGGCTTGCTGTTTCTTATAAGCGACTCTAGTTGCTTCTTCGTGTTTTCTAGCCCACGCATCACACGCTGAAGGAAACGCACCTGTGATGCCCTCCAGACTGATACGGGGTGACGAGATAATACGAGAAGCTTCATTGCGACAATGTGGACACTCTATAGAGCGTACCTCATCATCGACCAATTTTTCGGTGAGATGGTCTTTAGCACACCTGAACTCAAATATCCGTTTCATCTGTTAACTCCTTATAGGCTTCTTCCGAAGTTTGCTTAAGGTTTATTACCCAGTTTAGGATATCTAACTGTCCTTTGGTGTAGTACAAGTCCTCAACACCAGTCAATCTTTCGATCTTGTTGTAGGCATCCAGCATCTTCTGGGTGTCCTCCATCAGATCTTGCCATCCTTTTGAGGCCATCATGTCAAATCTAGCCTCGTAATAAGCTTGAATGTCTTTATCCACAGTTTCTCCTAAATAGGACTGTGTTGTATTTCTACAACAGTGTATTAATTATACCACACTTTTACTAAAAAGTCAAGTGTTTACTGTACTTTTTTGTTCATTTGTGCTTCTACGATGTTTTCCTTGGTTTTTAGCTCTTGTTCCTTCAAAATCAGGTTGGCAAGCTTAACCCTACGCTCAAAATCATCCGTAGTTTCGTTGGCAAGGTTGGTAGAAGAAGCCTGAATCACATCAATCCGCATTTTTTCAGGCATTAATTGGGTCTCTACACTGGTCTTCTGGGCCTTTGCAAGGCTCTCCTGAGCGTTTGCTTGGCTTTCCTGTGCTCTACCCTGCAGCTCGGCTATCTGAGCCTGTAGAAGCCCGATTTGAGCCTCCTGTTGGGCCATTACCATCTGCTGTTGGGCAGGATCAGGCTGGTTCATCTGGGCTAGGGCTGCTGCCAGCTCTTCCTTGTTGGATAGGCTAGACCCTTTAATGATGCCTTTCAGGACTAGAGGCAGTACAGGACTGTCAGGACCGAGGGTTTGCAATAGGCCAATGAACTGTTGCTGCTCATACTCCCTAGCTACCATGCCAAGGGTGCTGGCAGGAGTAAACTTGAAGTCCTTAGACGGGTAGCGCTCTGGGTCAAACTGCATATAGCGATAGGCTACCTTCTTAATCAGAGGAATCAAGAAGTCATCTTGGAAGTTCATCAGAGCCTGCTTGTTCTTCTTGATAATAGAAGACATAGCCAAGGACATAGAAGCCCCACCAGCCTCTCCTTGGGCCACAGAGCGGGTCATCGCCTGACTATCTAGGGTTCCTGTAGCCTGAAGGAGCATGGTCTCAAACTGCTGGGCGGTCTGGATATTACCAGCGTCAGTAGATCCAAACTTAAACGGGAAGAGGATCTCGTTAGGATTACCGTTGGTAAGCAGAGTCTTTCCGGGTTGAACCTTGTAAGACACGCCACGAGGTAGCCTTGTAGCATCCGCTGCCATCATAGGGGCCGTAGTCAGTGCTAAAGAGTCCAGATGACTACGGAGCTGGGCATCAATAGCTTTTTGCATATTGTAGCCCTTTTGCACGGTTCCCATACCCACCAAGCGCCCCGGAACCTTTTCAGGTACATAGGTCACGATAGGACGGTCTTTCATCATGTATGGGTTGGCTTCAGCCTTGAGCAGGTACTGCCCGTTGGCGATAACGACTACAGCCTCAACCATATCAGCATACTGGTCTGCTTCGCTGTCCTCTGGGAACAGGTCAGCTACTTCCCCACCTTCATTCTCTAACTGCTCTAAGTACTCACGAGGAACTAACCCGTAGTAGCGAAGGACTCGTACCTTGTCTTCTTGGTAAAGTGAGTCCAGTTGATTTGGGATGAGATCAGTGTCACTAAACTCAGGACCAATATTAACCTTTCGATAGATCCCATCTTCAATCCCTTTGACTACTTTAAACAAACTTGTGTACTCCTCGACAGCCACACCAAGGCTATCGTCCACTGTCTCAGAGTTAGGGTCCCAGACAAAGTTACGAGGATGCACCGACTTGACAGGGACAGACACACGCTCTGCTTCCCTGACACCGATAGCAGCACCCATACCGTTAGGCATAGGCTGCATGGCAGGTTGCAGTTCCATAGTAGACTTGATCTGGATCTCTGCTACACCTAAGCCAAAGACTTCAGCGTTACGGTTAACCTCTGACCAGACCTTATCTACCTTGTCCTTCTTTAGGTCATCGTGAAGCTGACGCTTAACCATCTCGATGTCCATCTCTTGTTGATCAGCGGCATCGTCTTCTAGTTCAAAGAACTCACCACGACCTGTGGTAGCCTCAATGATCTCTGAGGTCTTGTTCTCTACCGCCTGACGGATGGCAGGAGATACCAGCTTAGAGCGCTCTGAGTCTCTGGTTTTGTCCTCATCAGACCATACACCATAATAGAGACGCTCGTACTCATCCCACTTAGCCTGATAGTTGGTGTCACGGTGTTCACGCCACCGATCACAATGATCAATAATAAAGGCTACTAGTTCTTTATCTGATTCTGATACTGGGTCTTCTTGAAAATCAGCCATGTTTAGTCCTTATTAATATCCCGATATTTCATCTAAAGGTTCGTACTCGTCGTCTTCAATCATGTCAGTAAACTCTGTGATGCCAATCTGATCGATATACGCTAAGGCATCAATTAAGTCATCGTGTACTGCGCTGTTAGGAAAGTTTAGAAGTTGGTCTACGAACTGCTTAGTCCATTCGCCTCTAACTAACTTAATCCTTCCATGTTCGAAGCGTCCCTGTAAAGCCCATACTATGCGGTCCGTCTTCTTCTTGTTGCCGTGTGTCAGTTCTGTCACTGAGATGAAAAATGACTTCCTCTTCATCAAGTCTTGTAGGTACGGGAGTACGGCGTTCTTGGCCATTCCCCGCTCTATACCTACTAGCCGCACATCGTAACTTCTTGCTGTTTCTAATATCTTGTTTGCAGTTTCTTTGATATCCCATCGTCCAAACACTATAGTATCTACGTACCAACCATCTAAACAAACCTTGACCACAGCAATCGCAGTCTCATCCAGATGCTTCTTTTTGTTACTAGCCTGCTTGCTTACATCCTCGAAACCAGCCAAGTCCACAGCAATATAGTACTGCCCATCGTTAGGAACATCATCACTGTCAACATAGTGTATCCACTCATCCTTGAAAAGATCCGAGGAGGCGGCTTCGAAACTAGCAAGGTATTCCTGTCTAAAACTGAAGGAAGACATTGACTTCTTTGCAGCCTCAATCTCTTTAGGATCGAGTAGAGGGTTATCAAAAGAAGTAAAGTGAAACGATACCCAGTCTTCATCTTCGTCCCTCTGAGCCATCTGGTACAACTCATAGAAGTGGTTTCTGCCCTTCGGTGTACCAATGAATAGTGCTCCACCTTTTACATCTGATAGTGCTGGCCTAAGAATCTGCTCGAACACTTGGGGCTTCATGTCAGCGTACTCGTCAACTACAACGTAAGCAAGACCAACACCACGCATAGTATCAGGACGATCAGATCCTTTGAGGTAAATCTTTCGATCATTGACTAAAGTTATTACCGCCGTATTCTCATGCACAGATTTGATAACTTCGTGTCCAAGCTCTTTAAGAACCGTCCACATAATGTCTTTAGCTTGCTGAAAAGTTGGAGCAACATAGAATACATCCTTCTCTTTAGATTTTAGGGCCTCAATGATGAGGGTCCACGCAGCAAGCCTTGACTTACCAAACCGTCTACCTGC